TAAAGTTCACTTATCTTCTTTTCAAATTGCATGGCATTATAAAAGATATTTACTAGGAATTAAGACTTTTATCATAGTTAAAAGGATCAATGACGGGCTTATAAAAGTATATGACAATGAAAAAACGCTAAAATTAGCCAAAAATGGCTTCAAATGTCCGTGTTTCATGGTTCTTGAACCTCGAACCAAGTACCAAGAATTACTTAAATTGTTTGATTAATTCTATAATATGGGATAATGTGGGCTATTAATTAGAAAGGATAAAATTATGGCTTATTCATATCCAATTTGGAACAATGTCGAAGCGTGTATTTATGGCAGTTCAAAAAGCTGGGGTGCTAAAGATACTTGTAACGTAAATGTAAATGTTGGTTCAAGTGCTAAATATTCAAATCACTTTGTCAACCACACAACAACAAAAAGAGAAATAGAAAAGGACTTATTTGAATTTAGATTTTACGTTGATAACAGAATAATTAAACGTGCTTTATTCGATAAGAAAAACAAAACTTTTAATTTTTTGGATCGTGAACCGATGACCACGAACCAAGAACCAAACCCAAAACAACTAGAATTATTTTAGAAAGGATAATTAAAAATGAAATACAAGAGTACATTTGAAATTAAAGTAAGCTACTTTTCAGATTTACATGATGATGGTTTACTTTCTAGCGGTGAATTTGAAATTTTACCAATAGCAATTAATGATGATGATTTAAAAAATAAACTTTATGATTTAGTTGATAGTTTTTTAATTAAATATTTAGAAAAAAAGAAAGGATAAATAAAAATGAAAAACAAAATAAAAAAAAGAACAATTAAACTAGGTTCAAATTATATTAAATTTTTAAAGGCGGTTGATAAATATAGGCACTTACCTTATGACCAATATAAAAAGAAAATTGCTCAAGAATTAAACCTTGAGAAAACGAAATAAATATATAAGATAAATCCCATATTAATAAGAAAGGATAAACAAATGGACTTAACAAAAAAACTTCCAAAAGGTTCTGAACTTGTTGGAGTAACTTATAAAGATAGTTATCATGATGATACTAAAACTACGATTTGTATTAGAGTCGGTTATAAATATGACTCCAGTGACCATTATCATCATGATGTATTTGATTGGATTAAATTTGATGTTCCTAAGTTTGAGGGAAATTACATTCCCGAAACAGGAAAAAGAAAATTAGAACATCCAATTTATGAGGATGAATAATGAACCAAGAACCAAAAACAAATTTAGATTTAATAAACGAAGCGCTAAATTTAATTAGCGCTAAATTTAAACAGCATAACGATGCTATTCTAAATTTACAACTAAGAGTTAAAGATTTAAGTTTTGCTGTTGCTAACTTACAAAGACAAATAGACGAATTAAAAAAATAAAGATCTTTATTCTAGGGCCATGATCCGTGGCCCTAGGTACTTAAAACCAAATCAAATAAAAATTAATCACTTCCACAGCTGCCGACCCCCCTAAAACTAGCCACGCAAAATAATTTACACTGCGCCCCCAGTTTGATACATAGAACACTATGATAAACAAAACGGAAGTTCAGCTTCAAGAAGATTTAATTAAGGAACACTTAAGAAAGTTAAATTTGGCAGAAAAAAGATTCATACCCTTTGTCAAACACGTTTGGCCAGAATTTATTGAGGGAGATCATCATAGAAAGATAGCTAAAAAATTTGAGGATATTGCAAACGGAAAGATTAAAAGATTGATCGTTAATATGCCACCCCGACACACTAAATCAGAATTTGCATCATATTTGTTTCCTGCTTGGATGGTAGGTAAAAATCCAAAATTAAAAGTGATACAAACTACACACACAGGAGAATTAGCAGTAAGGTTTGGTCGTAAGATGAAAAATCTCGTTGACACTAATGAGTTTGCTCAGATCTTTGATGAATGTAAAATAGCAGCGGATTCCAAAGCTGCAGGAAGATGGGAAACAAATAAAGGTGGGGAATATTATGCAGCAGGGATCGGTGGTGCGATAACCGGTCGTGGTGCAGATTTATTAATTATAGATGATCCACATTCCGAGCAAGATGCTTTAAGTGACACGGCTCTTGATTCAGCATACGAGTGGTACACTTCTGGTCCTCGTCAACGTTTACAGCCTGGTGGTTCAATTGTCATTGTTATGACAAGATGGTCAACCAAAGATTTAACAGGTCAATTGCTTAAAGCACAAACGGAACCAAAAGCGGATCAATGGGAAGTAATAGAGTTTCCTGCAATCTTACCAAGCGATAAACCAGTGTGGCCAAACTATTGGAAACTAGAAGAATTAGAAAGTGTTAAGGCTTCTTTATCCGAAGCAAAGTGGCAAGCACAATGGCAACAGAATCCTACGTCAGAAGAAGGTAGTATTATCAAACGTGAATGGTGGAAAAAGTGGGAAGAAGATGACATCCCAGATCTTGTTCATGTTATACAAAGTTATGATACAGCTTTCAGTAAAAAAGAAACAGCCGATTTTTCTGCAATCACTACGTGGGGAGTTTTCTATCCACCTAATAAGGGTCCACACCTAATATTAGTTGATGTAGAAAAAGGGAGGTGGGATTTCCCAGAATTAAAAAAAATTGCATTAGAGCAGTATAAATATTGGGAGCCAGAGAGTGTTATTGTCGAGCAAAAAGCAAGTGGCACCCCCCTAACTCATGAACTTCGTCAGATAGGAGTCCCTGTGCTAAATTTTACACCAAGTAAAGGAAACGATAAGCACGTTCGTGTCAACTCCGTTGCACCAATCTTTGAAGCTGGAAAAGTGTATATTCCCGATAGAAGATGGGCAGAAGAAATGATTGAAGAATGCGCAGCTTTCCCTTATGGTGACCATGATGATTTAGTGGATAGCATGACACAAGCTGTGTTGCGCTTTCGACAAGGTAACTTTGTTAATTTACCTAGTGACTTTGAAGATGAACCACGTGACACGCACTATATGAGGGAATATTATTAATGGACGAAAAATTTGACAATCCTTTGAAACAGATTTTGCTAGATAAAATGATAGACAGAGGTTTTTTTAATCCCAAAGATTTGCATCCATCAACAATACAAACGATAAATGATTTAACAGATTCTGAAATTTTAAAACTTTTAAAAGATTTTGGCTTTGGACCAAAGGTAGTAAAAAAAGATGGTGGAATAGTTCAATTAGAAAAAGGCGGTGATCCTTTGCTTGGTCAGATGATTGAAAAATTAAAAAGTAAACCAAAACTAGCATCTTCAACAGCAGCGATATCCGATGTTATATCTTCACTAAACGAGCCGCCAGGCACAAGAGTAGAAAGAGAAACTTCTAAAATAGCAAACATACTTGCAGGTTCAGATGTGAAGCGTGCTATGGGTCCTGATCTGTTTGAAGTGTTTAAAGACTCTGGAATTAAGACAGCACAGATTAAGGCAATAGCTAACGTGCCCGACGTAAATGATTTTGTAGATGATTTTGATGGTTTTAATAAAGCGATGAAAAAATATCGAAACACTGCTCTAAAAGGTTTAACTAAGCCTCAATTAGATTTAATTAAAAGTTCTGGATATCTAGCTGGTTATGCAGAACAAATGAGAAAAGATATTTTAGAAAAAGGCGTCACTAAAAAAGGCAAGAAGTTTATTGTTAAACCAAGATATAAAAATGCTATTCGTATAGGCAAGAATGGTTTGCCTGTCATTACGAAAGCTTTTGAAAATAAATATTTAGATAAAAATTTTGATTTTGTATTCGAAGCAAAAGGCACAGCTACTGGTGTTGACAAACCTAAAACACAATCAAAAATATATTCAAAAATAAAAGAAATAGGAAAAAACACTTTAAACAAAGCACAACAGTTTAATTTAGATTTAGTTTTGTCTCAGGTAGATAAAATTTATAAAAATTCACCAGAACAAGCAAAGAAAATTTTAAAAGGTATAGCCGAAGGTGTGAAAACGGGAAGACTGTTTATGGGTGGACCTGCAACTTTTCTTGGAGAAACTATAGGAATGGATATGATGGAGAGCCCAGAGTTTCAAAGTGTAATAGCTAATGATCCCTCACTAGCTTCTTTTTTTGGTATTCAGGGTGAACCGCAAGTTTTTAAAGATGGCGGTAATGTAGAAAAGATGGTAAAAAAAGAAAACCCCCTTTTAGACGTTTTAAGGAGTAGAGAATAAAATGAATAGAAAAGATATAATATCAGCAGTTGAACAACACGGACATGGTGTAAGATTTAAAAATGGAGTTGTTCAAATAAGTTTAGAACCATTAGATGTTTACGATATGAGAGACGAAAAAGTAAAATATAGATCCATTAAAAATCCAACAGAAAAAAAGATTAAAAGTATTCTAGGGTATAAAGGTGGTGGAGAGGTAAAAAAGTTTTCATCAGGAGGTGCAGCTGTGAAGGGTTTAGGTAAGGTAATTAAATAGTATGGTTGTAGAAAAAAGAATAGAAGCTAACAATGCACCCATAGATGCAGAGGCTGTTGATGTAGAAACAGTAGAAAATATAACACCAGATGTGGTAATGACAGAGGATGGTGGTGCAATTCTTAATCCTACACCAGAACAACCGACCACAGATTTTTTTGCTAATCTAGCTGAGATAGTGTCGAAAGATGAGTTACAGAGAATTTCAAGCAAACTTCTTGGTGAGTTTGAAGATGATAAATCTTCAAGAAAAGATTGGGAGCAAGGATTTGCAAAAGGTTTAGATTTACTTGGTTTTAAGTATGATGAAAGATCTCAACCATTTCAAGGAGCTAGTGGTGTAACACATCCATTACTTGCAGAGTCTGTAACGCAATTTCAAGCTCACGCATACAGAGAGATGTTACCTGCAAAAGGGCCTGTGGATGTAAATATTGTTGGTGAAATAACCACGGATAAAGAAGCACAAGCAGAGCGTGTCAAAGATTTTATGAACTATCAAATAACAAATGTTATGCAAGAGTATGATCCTGAAATGGATCAGCTATTATTTCATTTACCTCTTGCAGGATCTGCATTCAAAAAAGTTTACTATGATGCAAGTTTAGGCAGAGCAGTATCAAAATTTATTCCATCTGAAGATTTAGTAGTTCCTTACAACGCTTCAGATCTTATGACGGCAGAACGTATCGCACATGTTCTTAAAATGTCTGAAAATGATTTGCGTAAAAAACAAGTATCAGGATTTTACAGAGACATAGATTTATCACCTGGACAAAGTGATGAAGATCCTGTTCAGGATAAAATGGATAAACTTGAGGGTGTGCAAAAATCAGAAGATGATTATGAGTTTAATCTAATAGAGTTTCATGCTGAATGTGATATCGAAGGTTTTGAAGATAGAGATATTAACGGAGAACCAACTGGAATTAAATTACCATACATTATTACTATTGATGAAAACTCAAGAGAAGTTTTATCAATATACAGAAACTATAAACCCAACGATCCAAAAAAAGAAAAGGTATCGTTTTTTGTTCACTTTAAGTTTTTGCCTGGTCTTGGTTTTTACGGGTTTGGTCTTATCCATATGCTCGGTGGTTTATCAAGAACGGCTACCAGTGCGCTTCGTCAGCTTATTGATGCGGGAACCTTGTCAAATTTACCTGCAGGATTCAAGGCACGTGGTCTTAGAATCAGGGATGATGATTCACCAATACAGCCAGGAGAATTTAGAGACGTAGACGCTCCAGGCGGTAGCATTCGTGAAGGCTTAATGCCACTGCCTTACAAGGGGCCTGATAATACATTATTTCAACTATTAGGATTTGTCGTTCAAAGTGGTAGAGAGTTCGCTTCTATTGCTGATCAAAAAATTGGTGATGGTTCACAAGCAAATCCTGTTGGTACAACAATGGCATTATTGGAACGTGGTTCACGGGTCATGTCTAGTATTCACAAAAGATTGCATTACGCACAACATATCGAGTTTAAAATTTTAGCTAGAGTATTTTCAGAATACTTGCCACCTAGTTATCCATACTCAGTTCGTGGTGGAGACAGAAATATTAAAGTTTTAGACTTTGATGATCGTGTAGACGTAATACCCGTAAGTGATCCTAATATATTTTCTATGACACAAAGAATATCTTTGGCTCAAACTCAATTACAATTAGCTCAATCAAAACCGGAAATTCATAGCTTGTATGAAGCATACAAAAGAATGTACATGGCATTAGGCGTAGATGGTGTCGATGCAATACTACCACCGCCACAACCACCAACACCAAAAGATCCAGGAGCCGAGAACTCTTCTGCTTTGAAACAGTTACCATTTCAAGTCTTCCCTGGTCAAGATCATCAACAACATATCAATGCACATCGTGCCTTTATGTCATCGTTTCTTGTGAAAAATAATCCGCAAATATTAATTATATTACAGGCTCACGTGTCAGAACATATTTCACAACAGGCAAGAGAAGAAATAGAACAAAAGAATGCACCATTAATTCAAGAACAAGCTATGAAGTTTGGAGGACAATTACCTCCAGAACTTCTACAACAATTCCAAATGCAAAATGAAAAAGAAATTGCTGAACTTGTAGCAAAAAGAACAGAAGAGATGGTAGCTGAAGAACAAGAATACTTAGAAGGTAATCAAACTGATCCTTTACTTGAACTTAAAAAACGTGATTTAGATTTACAAGAAGCTGAAATAAACAGACGTGCTATGAACGATCAAGAAAGATTAAAATTTGATCAAGAAAAAACTGAAGAGCAGGAGAAAATACAAAGAGAAAAAATACAATCTAACGAGGACATATCTCAATTAAGAGCAAACGTTAATTTGTCAAAACAAAGGGGTAATTAATTATGGTAAAATTTACACCAGCAGAGATAAGAAAACTAAGAAGACAGCTTAAAGCTAATAGAGCAAGAATAGATCCAAAAGATATACAAAAACTTTTGCGTGCAGGAACAAGAATTCCGACTTTTCAGTCATTGAAAGGTTTTAAAGGTGGTGGTTTAGCTGCTGCAACAGCAAAATTAAAAGCACAAGGTCTTAAAAAGGGTGGTGTAGCCGAAAAAAAGGTAAGCAAAGTAATGAAAGAGTTTAAAGATAAAAAATTAAACATTGGAAAATCAAAAAAGAAAGTAAAATCACGTAAACAAGC